TAGGTTTAGGTTTTAATTTCATCTTTAAACCCCAAGTATTTTAAAACATGTGCCCTAACTTCCATTAGTTCATCAAAACAACCTTGGTTGTGTGCACAACCACGCAATTTGGTATTCGGTTCTAATACCGATTCAATGAATAAAGTTTTTGCTCTATTCAATTTGTCTTTTCTTTCTTCTGTCCAACCAGTGCCAGGTGTATATTCATACCCATGTTCTAGCAGGTGCATCTCGTCATCAAATGTGAAGGGAGTCATGATTTTTCTTCTGGAATAATTCTGTATACTGTAGTATACCTAGGTACATGAGGAACTGTAGGTGCTAATCCTCTGTGTGGATGTTTGCCAGGAAAGATAATGAGTCTACCTGGCACATAGTCATGCTGTTCAATTACATTTTCTTTCCAATCCATCAATTGAAACTGACCACCCCACTCAGGTTTCCACTCACTATTATTCATGAGCATTACAGTTAGTTCATCGTCTACAGCATCTGTATGAGTTGAACCATTCATACCAATAAATTGAAGATTGACATCAATTCTTTTCAAGTATATAGGATTGTTAAATTGATCCTCTATGACATCAAATGCATCAAAAAATTTTGCTGCTTTATCATGTAAATAATCAACTCTATTCAGACTAGATCTTGCTAGTATATTTGTACCAAATAATCTATGAGAGTTTGCTACATTGTTAGCAGTCACTGGAATCTCATGTGTGAGAATTGATTCCAGATTACTTATAAAATCTTTATCAAATAGATCGTCTATTATATGTGATATCATCTTTACATTATAAGACCCCAGACTCAAAGAGTCAAGGGGTCTAAATTTCTTACATTTTTTTTTAAATTAAAAGTTCTTTACACACTCTTTTGCAGATGTGTTGCTGATCATCACACTCGATTAAACAATCAAAATAGTCATTGACTATATTTTCATCATCTTTTGATGAATCGGGATGAGTCCATTCTGCTAGTTGATTGAATGATATGCTGTGTGACATTGGTTTACTAAAGTTTGCTTTCATAACGAATAAGTTTAGGTCATAGTCCTATCCTTAATTCTATCATTATTTAGTCAGGGAATGCTTACAAAAGAGGTTCGGTTTTACAAAAATTTATGCCTACGAGTTTATACCTATGTCCTTCTCTTCCTCTTCTGTCTTGTATGCCCACTCATCTGTGTGTCCAACTGACCACCACTTAGGTAATGTCTCTACTGCATAGTTCTGTGTGCATACTTTAAAGTCTGGTTGCTTGAGGTTGTCATTATCAATCAAACTATTATCAAAGAACTGACACCTGTTGTTTGGTTGTGCTGCAAACTGTCCATTGTCTAGTGCTATGATATTAAATGTCTTGTGTTCTGGATCATGCTCTGAGAAGTTTGTATCTAGTACAGAGAAGTCAGGGTGTGCAGTATCAATAGTAAACTCATACTCACCTGCATGCATCTTTTTATCCTTACCAAAGAACTGACACCTACCTAGTATTGGTTTCTCTACTACAGTAATATTATAATCAAAACAATCCCATAGTTCTAATACATCTAATGGTAGTTGATTATCTTGATCGTAATCTTCCTTCCATACGAATGCACTCAAAGGTAGTTTGTCAAACAATGCACCATAGTCAGTTAGTAATGTCTCAAAGTATAATGCTTTTGCCTGTATACTCCTAACAGATATCCATAAACCTGGCGTTAGTTCTCCGTGACCCTTCTCTAAGTCATAGAGATACTCTTTCTTTACCCATACTTTTCTAGGTGGTAGAGGATGAACTAAGTATGCCATTAATAATCCATGTAGATGTTGCCTGATATGGTAGTTCCTTCTTCTCCACTGTTTACCATATGGAATAGAAAGGATGGAAATATAATTATACTTCCTGCTTCTAGATTTGGTTTATAATCTAGTGGGAATTGTACCATCTCATTCCCTAGTTGATTTTGTATATCCTTGATAGAAGGATTTAAGAATGAAGTCTTTGAACATCTATCAACATAAATTACAAAACTCCATTGAGACTTAGGGTGTATGTGTACATCTTGATAGTCATGTTTGTTGTAAACATTCTTCCATACACGACCAAATCTAGGATTAGCACCCATCATTTGACCAAGATTTTTGTTTACTACCTCAGATAGATACTGCCAAGTATCTTGAGGAATAGACTCTGGGGTTTGTGTCCCGAATGTAGAAAGAGTCCTTGAGTCCCAAGTGTATTCAAATTCTACATCATGAAGTTTTATCCTGTCAAGATCAACTTGATCTTCAAAAATAGGTATGGCAAAAAGTTCTTTTTTCAACCTCCTACTGTATTCTTATAGTCCTGATCAAATAGTGCTAGACCCTTCTCTGTAAGTATATGATTGTACATCTTTTTAAAGACCGCAGGTGGTAAGGTAACTATATCTGCACCTACCTCAAATGCATCAGACACACTGTGTACATCTCTAATAGATGCTGCTAGTATCTCAGTTCCTGTGATCATCTGTGCTGTAAATATATCACTGATTTGTTTTATCAGACCAATACCATCAAATGAATTGTCATCTACTCTACCTACGAATGGTGAGATGTATGTCGCTCCTGCCTTTGCTGCAAGTATTGCCTGTGCTGCTGAAAATATAAGAGTTACATTGACTTTAATGCCTGACTGATGTAAAATCTTACATGCTTTCAATCCTGCAGGTGTACAAGGAACTTTAATTGTAGTTGCATCACCATACTTTTCTTTTAGTCTTTGACCTTCTGATACAAATATTCCTACATCATCAGTCACGATCTCCATACTTAGATCAGGTACACCCATACTGATTAGGTTACCATAGACTGTCTCTACATCTTCACCATTTTTCAATATGAGAGTTGGGTTTGTTGTTACCCCATCAATAAGACCTGTTTCCAGACCTTGCATAATTTCACTGCTGTTAGCAGTATCAAGAAAAATCTTCATTAAAATAATCTTTGCGGTAGTATCTACCTAGTATGTTACTATTATAATAGGCAGGGGTATCATCTGTCAACTTTTCTGTCAGGACATTATGAAGGAATAGTTGTCTGGTTTCCTCGTAGTTGGTTCTTCCGAGGGTAGAATGTAAGGATAAGATCTCTCTGGAAAAGTTCTCCTTTCCATAGGTGGATATGTCGGCCTTGAGTTCTGGGGAACTTCCGTAATACTTCTTCCAATCAGACTCAGAAGTGACTCTTCTCTTTCCACCCTTGGGTTTTCTTTTCTGTACGAAGTATTTTCTACCGATGTATTGCTTACCTGTTTGTATATTAGTAATCCTGTAGACGAAACCGAACTGACCGTTAATATCGTCAGAAGTGAAAGCTGTGCCTTGATATAACCAGGGATTTTCATAATCTAATGTCATGCTCCTATTTAGGAGGTCACACCATCAGCTCCTGCTCTTACTGCCATTAGTTTTTTCATTAGAATTTGTTTCTTAATCATATTTGCTTGCTTCTTTTTACCCTCTATCTGTTTCTGCTGTCCCTTAGTCATTGGTTTAGAACCACCTACTGCAGGTTTAGGATCTACTTGCTCACTTCTTACAATCTTCTCATCCTTTTCATTTCTTGCAAGATTTCTCTTAAGTTGTTTCTTAGAAATTTTAGGACCTCCTATTGGATCACCGTACTCATCTCTCTTCACCTGCTCTGCAGTCATTGGTTTAGCGTTAGGTGCACCACCTGCTTCACCATCTCTTAGAGACTGACCAGTATCACTCTGCTTTACTTTTTTCTTTGCTGCTTTGTCAGCAGTTAGTATCTTCTTTGCTCTGTCTCTTCTATCATCTTTCTGTTTTTTCAAAGCTGCTTGTCTATCAGCATCTTGCTTACTCTTTACAGCACTTGCTCCACCACCAGTTTGTTTTTTCTCAGCTGCCTGAGTCTTCAACTTTTTTACAGTGTCTTTCCCTGGTTTTATATCTGGATTACTCAGACCTCTTACACCATCACGAACCATACCACCTGCTATTTGTGCTGCATAACCTAGAACTTCATCTAGATGATCTTCATCCCATCTAGTATCCCTTACTGTGCCTACAAAGTATTCTTCTGCCTTTACTAGTTTCTTTTCTTTGTCTTTCTTTTTCTTATTTTTAAGGTATGCTGCCATAGCACCTGATGGTTTACCAGTTCCCTTGTAGATACCATAAGATGTTCCTTCATCCATCTCATTTTTTCTTACATATTCTTTTCCACCTGCTCCTATATCAGTTACTTTAACTTTGATCTTTGATGGATCTTTAAGTTTCACTTTGACCATCTTTTTTGCTTCTCCTATTTCTACCTCTTCAGAATAACCATACTTATTTTTTTTAGATTTTCCAAAAACCTTATCATCTTGT